CCAACAATCGGGTGAGAGTAACAAGCCCTGCGTTCTGGGAAACAGGCAAGGGTGCGCCTGATTTCAAGCCTAGCCAGTGGATTCACTGCGCTGAGCAGGACGATACGTACATGGACCCAACGGTGACCTTTGACAACCTCTATAGTGACACCAAAAAATGACAACCTCTGGAACGACTGCGTTTGATTTAGACATTGATGACCTTGTAGAGGAGGCATACGAACGTCTGGGCATGCGCATGACCAGTGGTAACCAGCTAAAAACGGCGCGTCGGTCGTTAAACATCTTGTTCTTGGATTGGGCAAACCGTGGGTTGAATTTGTGGACGATTGAGCAGGCTATTTTGCCTATTGTCCAGGGTAACAGTGTACTTGCATTACCTTTAGACACGGTCAACGTGCTAACGGCGGTCATCCGCGATCCAAGCACCACTCCCTCAATTGACATCAGTGTTGATCGGATCAGTCGTGCTGAGTACTTGAACGTTCCCGACAAGACCACACAAGCGCGGCCCTCGCAGTTCTATATTGAGCGCACAAACGTGCCGAAGGTTTATTTATACCCTGCGGCTGATAAGGCTTATAATCTAATCTACTACCGCATTCGTCGTATTCAGGATGCGGGGGACTACACGAACACCACGGACGTGAACTTTAGGTTTTTGCCGTGCATGGTCGCCGGATTGTCTTATTACCTGTCGCTGAAGTTTTCGCCTGAGCGCGTGGGACCTTTGAAGCAGCTGTACGAGGAAGAGTTTGCTCGTGCTGCCGCTGAGGACAGAGACACGGCGAGCTTTTTCGCTCTCCCTGACGTAGGGTACTAAAATGGCTTACGCCACAGGTAAGTTTGCGTTAGGAATTTGTGACTACTGTGGTCAGCAGTACCCTTTTAACGTTTTGCGGAAGAATTGGCGTGGATTTAAGGTATGCCCCGACGATTACGAGCCAAAAGAGCCCCAGCTTGAGCCCCTTAGATTCGTGGCAGATGCCGTGGCACTTAACCAGCCTCGCCCTGACCGCGCCGAACCACTCAATGTTTATGTTGGCGCTCCCGGTGATAGCCTTTTCCAGAGTGTGGGGAGTGCCTCCGGAACAAATGACATGCGGCCCGCTACAGTGGATAATGCCTTGGTACTTCAACTCCAGCTTGGACAAGTAACGGTGGTAACAACATGACTTACGACGAACTTGTAACCAACATTCGAAACTACACGGACGTAGACGCGAACGTCTTGTCCGAGGCGGTGATCGACACCTTCATCCTATTGACGGGCAACCGTATTTTGCGTGAAGTGGATCTAGACGTCTTTAAAAAAGAGGTCACGGGTAACCTGACACCGACAAACAAGTTCTTGTCTACGCCTGCGGACATCTTGACGCATCGTTACTTGATGATCACGGATGCTGATGGGAATCAAGTCTTCTTGGAATTCCGTGACACGTCGTTCATGAAGGAGTACTGGGCTGACGGCACCGTTACAGGGGTTCCTAAGTACTATTCCGTATGGGACCAGAACACTTTCTATGTCGCACCCACGCCCTCCACCAACTATTCGGCGGAATTGGGCTACATATTCAAGCCTGCTCCGGTCTCTTCGACTAATTCAACGACGTGGATTAGCGAGAACATCCCAGAAGCGCTTTTGTATGGCTGCCTAGTTCAAGCGTACAGCTACACCAAGGGTCCGCCTGATATGATGGCTTATTTTGACCAAGCCTACAAGCAGGCAATCCAAGGCATTGGCATTGAGCAGCAAGGTCGTCGCCGTCGTGACGAGTACAGGGACGGCATGATTCGTTTGCCGCTTCAATCTTTATCCCCCTGGACCATAAGGTAGACGATCATGGCTTTTTCCGGTAACTACATCTGTAACACGTTTAAGACAGGGCTGCTAGAGGGCGTTTTTGACTTCAAAGCAGACACTTCTGACGTCTTTAAGATTGCCTTGTACACAGAAGATGCCACTTTGAACGCTGCAACCGCTTCTTACACCACAGCCAACGAAGTGGTAGCAAGCGGGTACACGGCTGGTGGTATTGCTCTGACACCTTTGGTTTCTACATCAGACGGCGTGTCTTTTGTGGACTTTGACAACGTCACTTGGAACGCGGCACTGACCGCGCGGGGCGCACTGGTATACAAAGAAGACACTGGGAATCCGGCTGTTTTTGTATTAGACTTTGGGGCTAATAAGGTCTCCTCTTCTTCGTTTGTGGTTCAGTTTCCACCTGCGAATAACACATCGGCAATTTTACGCGTCGCGTAAGGAGTTAAAAATGTTAGTGAATAAAGCAAAATCGACCGACGCTGTGACGAGCCAGTTAACGCGCACGTTGGAAGCAAAAGACAAGGTCGCCGCAGGCGGCGTGTTTACCATTCAATGCTTTGACAGTGCAGGCAACTTGAAGTGGGAAGACCAGAACCATAACCTAGTGGTTAACGGTGGCTTGCAGGATATGAACACCAAGTACTTCAAGGGTGCTGCTTACACGGCCACTTGGTACATTGGCCTATACGGTGCAGGTGCGACAAACGATCCTGCGGCTGGCGACACGGCTGCGTCTCACGCTGGTTGGACAGAGGTCACGCCTTACAGCAATGCGGCACGTCCCACGGCTACTTTCGGCACGGCAACTACCGCGGATCCATCGGTTATTGACAACAGCGGCTCACCCGCTCAGTTCGATATTAACGCCACAGCGACAGTGGGCGGTGCATTCCTCATTAGCGACAACACCAAGGGAGGCACGGCAGGCGTATTGTTTTTCCGCGTCTGACTTTTGCTTCGCCTGGTGATCGCGCTGTTGCATCAGGTGATACATTAAATATTACTTACGAATTCAGCCTAAACGCTGCGTAATTAAGGGGAGTCTCTAAATGGCTACGAAATTTAGCAAGGGCCAAGTCGTACAGGTCGACAAGGTAGTTCCTAAGGGACCTGTCACGGCTCTTCACATGAACTCTTCGGGTGAGTTTTTTTACGAAATCGAATGGGTTGATGCAGAAGGCGTGACACAGAAACGCTGGTTCGCGGAGCATGAGCTAGTAGCTGGAGCCTAATTATGGCAGAAGGCGGCTGGAACTCTGGCACGTGGGGGCAGGCCGCTTGGGGCATGTCGGCCTACGAACGCTCGCTCGCTGAGACCACTACTTCAGCTGACCAACCATCGGCGGCACAAACTTTTATCACAGCTGTGTCTGAGGCGTCTACAGTCAGTGAAACGGCCTCGAGCCTTGTGGTGTTTGGCTCTAGCGTGGCAGAGGTCATTACTGCTCAAGAAAGCATAGCCGCTTTGGTGGATTTTGTGTCCTCGGTGGCCGAAACCGCTACAGCCCAAGAAAACAACACTGCGTTAATTGATTTTGTGTCTTCAGTGTCAGAAAGCGGGACGGCGCAAGACAGCAACACCGCTTTGGTCGATTTTGCGTCTTCAGTGTCGGAATCTTCCACTGTCGATGATGTGCCTGACCCGAGCTTTAACTACGTTCTGTCGGTCACTGAATCGGCACAAATAACGGACACCCCTGACCCACAGATTTCGTATGTCTTGTTTTTGACAGAATCTGCTTCCGGTTCAGAGACTGCTACCCCTCAAACCGATTTTGTTGCCTCGATCGTCGAGCTTGTTCGAGCTGCAGAAGAAAACACTGTCTCTGCTTCAGTGTTTTTCGGCTACTATAGGGGAAAACGTAACGGTAACTGACCCCCTGACGCGCGATTCTTGTGGGAAGAAGTGGATGATTCAGAGACCACTGACTGGCAAGAAGTGGATGATTCAGAGACCACGAATTGGCAGATTGTTGTGACTACATTACCGTAATTTAAAGGATTCTAAGCATGGCAACCTCATATACCTCTCTTTTAGGCTTTGCCCTCCCGGCCACCGGCGAACTGTCAGGTACGTGGGGCGATGTCGTCAATGCAAGCATCACGGAACTTGTTGAAGACTCCATTGCAGGGTCTGCTACTGCTTCGGTTACTTCTGGCGACTGGACATTGACGACTACGGGATCGGGAGCCGCGAACCAAGCTCGCTCTGCTATTTTAATCCCTACAGGCGCACCGGGTGTCTCTCGCAACATTATCGCCCCAAGCGCGAGCAAAGCCTATATGGTAGACAACCAGTCCGATGGGGCTGTTGTTCTAAAAGGTGCGGCGACCACAGGCGCTACTATTGCTGCGGGCACGGCTGCCTTGGTTGCATGGAACGGCACGGATTTTGTGCTTGTGTCTCAAGCTCTGGCTAATGCCACTGGTGTTTTGCCTGTGGCTAAAGGCGGCACGGGTATTACCTCGTTTGGCACGGGCGTTGCAACAGCATTGGGGCAGAACGTTACGGGTTCGGGAGGCATGGCGTTAAGCACTTCCCCCACCTTGACGACACCTAATTTAGGTACGCCGTCGGCGGCTACACTGACGAATGCAACAGGACTACCAATTGTTGCGGGTACGACGGGGACACTTTCTGTTGTTCGTGGTGGCACGGGAGCAACAGATGCGGCAACAGCCCGCACTAACTTAGGCGTTACAGCAACAGGTGCAGATACAACATATGCGTTTAGAGCTAATAACTTATCTGATTTAGCCTCTGTGGCAACAGCCCGCACAAACTTAGGCTTAGGCACAATTTCAACACAAGACGCTGCTACTGTTGCTATTACGGGTGGCACGGTAAACGGCACAACAGTGGGCGCTTCAACAGCAAGCACAGGTGCATTTACTACGCTGTCAGACTCAGGCAACCTAAACTTTACAGGCACAGGGAATCGTATTACTGGTGATATGGGTAATGCTACTCACGTAAATCGTTTATCTTTTCAGACTTCAACAACCAATGATGCTACATCTCCTTTTATTTTGCCAAACGGGACTGGCAATGTTGCGAGTATTGTGGTGGCCAATGCATCTGACCCTACCAACTGCTCCTATGGACAGCTTGTCGCAGTGGGGACTACAGATGTACGAATTCAGTCCAGTTCACTAGGAACTGGAACTTTTCTCCCAATGACCTTATACACTGGAGGTTCTGAAAAAGTTAGGGTTGATACCTCTGGCAACGTAGGGATTGGGACGAGTTCGCCTGCGGTCAAATTGGATGTGGTGGGAGCTATATCTTCCACAACCGACGCAACTCTGTCAGGCGTGCGAGTAGGCAAAGGTGCTGGTGCAATATCGACGAATACCGCATTGGGTTCGGGTGCTTTAAATGCTAACACCTCAGGCACTCAAAACACAGCCAGCGGGTTTCAAGCACTCCGCGACAA